ACCGGCAAAGTATTGCACCTCGCTGAATACCTGCTCACCCACGCCCCAGGCCAGCCACACCGTGCCCACGGGCTTGCTCGGCGAACCGCCATCCGGCCCGGCCACACCGCTAACGGCCACGGCAAAACGCGCCCGGCTTTTTTCCTGCGCGCCGCGGACCATGGCCTCGACCACCTCGCGACTGACCGCCCCGACAGTTGGAAACAACTCAGCCGGGACATCCAGTTGCTGGGTTTTCTGACGGTTGGAGTAGGTGACATAACCGGCCTCGAACCACGCCGAACTCCCCGGAATACGGGTGATCGCCTCGGCAATCCCGCCACCGGTACAGGATTCGGCGGTGGTGACGTGGGCATTGAGAATCTGCAAGCGTCTGCCAAGTTCAGCGGCCAGCTGAGTGATATCTTTCACGGCTCTCTCCTGATCGAGCGGAATGAGGCCTACCGTACACGAGCCGATCACGCTTGCAAGGTTCAGGATCGATCAAAATGTTAGCGAACGAGGGCTCTGACATAGGCCTGACACGCCTGCAGGGCAATCAGCCCGCTATCGCCCGCGTCGGTGATGGCGATAATTCGTTGAGCATGCGCCGGGTCAAGTCGGGCTCGCGGGGGGCCATGATCCACGTCGCCGGCGCTGGAGGCGGCTGGCACTGCACAGGTTGAGGTAGCGTCATGGGCATCAAGGAGGACTGACAAGCGCACATCAGCAGTGGCAAGACGATCGCGCAAGCGACCTTGATCACGTTCGGCATTGCTAAGCGCTCGATAATGGGTTTGCTCACTGGCCGAAAGCCGCTGTTCCAGGGCCAGATGCTTGTTCTGCTCGGCCTGTTGCTGGGTAGCGGCGGCCAGAGTCAGTTGATTGAGAGTCTCGGCGTGCAGCCTGGCCTGCTCCGCCAGTTGCCGGCCGTAGCGCCAATCCTGAAACTGCCAGGCGAGCGCTGCCGAACAACCGGCCAGCACCAGCAGACCGATCAGTCGCCAGCCGATCAGACCGAAGGCTGGCATAACACCGCCCTCGCCCGCGCCCAGATTTCCAGACGATCCTGCAAGCCGTTCAACCCACCGTTGATACGGCGGGTGATGCTGTTGAACTGATCGCGGTCAGCCAATTCATTCAAACCGTTCTGTTCCCAGAACCATGCTGCAGATTCGGCGGCCCATTGGGGCTGTTCCAGTAGTTCAGGCTGGGACAGCAGACGCTCATCGCCAAACAGGCCGAGGCTGCAGTGCCGGTAGTTGTTGCGGCCGGTGATCTGGATCAGGCCTCGGCCACGGTACTTTTGACCGTCGCCGTCGGGTTCCGGGGTGTTGCCCAAACGGATGGCCAGGGTACCGGTGTCGTATTTGCTCAGGTATTGAGTGCTGCCCAGTTCACGTACGTACTGTAATTGCCCCGATTCGTGACCGACTTGTGCGAGGAAGGCGGCGATGCGTTTGGGGGTGTTGATGTTGCGGTGAGACATGGCGGTGTTCAGGGCGGAAATGAAAACGCCCGCTTGGTGGCGGGCGTTGGGCATAACGAGCTGTAGTTGTTGCTGCGTAACGGTCATATAGCTCCCAAAAGTCGTCCCCTGTACAGGCCCTGACCAGTGTCTGGTTCGTGTCAAAGATATTCAGCCAGCCAAAGTGGCGCACTGGGTCGATGCTCGCTGAAAGGAAAGAATGACCCTTGCGGCCAATCCCGAAGTGCACGGCGATAAGCCTGCAATTCGGCATATTGCTCGGTGGTCAACGTCGTGCCGCCGCCATCCTCCAGTTCATCCCTGTCGCGAGCGACCATACTGTCAGTGGCCGATAACTGGCTATCACGCCAAAGACGCTCGGCCTTCGCGGCTTCCTCCGGCGCAAGGGGTGGTGTATCCACAAGAACGGGATAGCCGTTATCGGCCCGCACCGAAATCATTTTCGGGGTTACAGCCAACTGTTGGAGTAACGAAATCCAATAAGCCTGAGGGATTTCTATGACATCGGAAGGGATATCCGACGCATTGATTCCTGGAACATAAACACCACAGGTACTTGCGCTAAACAAAACATTGAACGCGTTCATTCAATAGCCCTTTGCAAAATAGGTGACACCCCATCCGGCCCTGACAGAACCGCCCATGTCCCGAACTTTCAATCGGCAACTCTGTTTTGTGGCAGTACCGGCCAGCATGATAACCATCGCCCCGTCACCGCCAACATGAGTGGCAACGACAGAAACAAAGGCGGTTGGAAATGAAATTGGAAAAGTGATAAAAACCTCTCCATTAGCATCCGTCGTACCGTAACCCCATTGATCAATATTGCCGCTGGAGTATTTCTGGTAACCGGGGTTGCCGGTCATGCCGGAGAACAATGATGCATATTTCAAACTGACGGTGCCGCCAACCAACCGCCATTGATTCTCCAGCTTGAGAAACTCAGCTGTTTCTCCCACCCCGAGAACAATGGAACCTACCACACCATTTGAAGCCTTGACGGTGTCCGAGCCTGGCGCTGCCGAGACCGTCAGGGCACCTGACCCGGCATTGACGACGTTCATTGTGGACGCATGGGCAATACCAGCGGTGGCAGGCAGCGTCGCGGTAATCGGTGTATTACTGGAGAAGCTGCTGACACCACCAATGTTGGAAACTGTCAGTACCGCACTGTCGGCATAGGATGCGAAGCCAGAGAACTGCAGACCGCTACGGTTTACAAATGCAGTCGTTGCGACGCTATTGTCATTGTCGAATTGTGGGGCCGTAACAAACAGACCACTGCCACGCAATGCTGCCAGAAGCTGGTTATGGAGCCCTTCCGCAGGGGTTATCCCTGCGACCTGGATAACACTTAATAATTCTTGGGTAATGCCATTACCCCAACTTGCCGGAATCAAAGATCCAGGCGTACCCATTACCGGGTCTTCATCGACAAACTTCCCATCAACCAATCCGGCGCTGGGGATACTTTTTGGGTAGTCCACTTTTTTCTCTCGCTATAGGCCATACACGGAATATTTACTGCCTTTGATCGAGCCAGGAACAAGCGGCCAAGCGATCTCAGTTGGAAAACTCGTTTGTTGCTCAATACGGTTCAGCTCAACGCTGTAGAGTTTCCACTCCATCAGCGCCAACTGCTCATCGTGATAGGTATCGCCAATGTCCTCGGCATATTGAAGTGGCGCTATACGAAAAACTGCATCGCGAAGAAGAGTGTCACGCTTGGCCAATGCCTGAACTCTGATATCAGACAGGCGAGCTACATCGTCAAGTTCCCAGCCATTGTCGCTCCAAACGTAGTAATCACCCGGCCATGGTTCGGTTGTAAAAATTTCCGGCAACTCGCCGAATTCACTCCAAAGCTGTTGATCCCCACCTTCTTTTCGATAAACCAAACCACGGCGATCTATTACTTCTCGAGGAACATTATTCACCAGCGCCCAGGCACGGCCGCTTTCCGCTGGTGGGAGTTCGAATGAAAGCTCAACGGCATTACTGGGTAGTTGAATACCGATACCCGGCGTGACGGGAAACTCTACGGGCCCCGACAAGGCGCCCGAGCTATCAAATATATAATTAAACATGGACACCTCAGATAAGTTTTATACGGCCGGGATAGGCGATGTTGCGAGGACGCGTGACGCCACCGTGGTTAATCAAATCACCATCGGAAATTTGCAAAATGGGCGGGGGAGATGTGATGTATTTGACGGTTGCACCGGCGTAATCGGTGTAATTCCCTGTATCAAGACCCAGCTGAGCCTTTTGACTATTGATATGCGACGCAAACAGAATGTTGTCAGCGATACCATTATCGCCCTGTACCAATGAGCCTTTTTGCCAGGAGCCTGGAGCTCGAGCCGGATCAACATCGCGTCCCTCAGCCAGTAAACGAAGAAACTCTCCACGGGCCTCCGGTGTTCGAAACGTTGTCGAACCATCTCCAGGCGTCCACGCGCCGCCACGGTCATTTTCGGAACGCAACATGCCCGACTGTTGTGCATGATCCCAAAGCCATGGCCATTCGGCGCGATTGAGCAGAGTTCCATTGAGCGCACCATAGCCACCAGGCACCACCACCGTAGTCGTCTCAAAAACAACCCGTCCAAGCGTAGTGCCGTCAAACCGTCCAACTGGCCACCAACTACCCGCTGGGTCACTGCGCAGGTGCCACCAATCGCCCGCCCCCATCAACACCAAAAACGGATAGCCGCCCGCATTCAAATGGGTATGAAACTTGATAGAGTCCGATCCCGCACACTGGATAACCAAACGATTGCCGCTGTTATCAACACGTCTAACGATAACGTCGCGCACGCCCAACGAGACATTGGCTGGCGGCAGACTGACGGTGGCGCCCCCCGAACGGGCATCAATCAACACAAGACCAAGTTCTTCGACGGTCAGAGCTTTTGATGCGGTTAGCGGCGTGATCACCGAATACATCGGATTGGCCTTGCCAATGATCGCCAGGATAGCCTTGAGCAGTTGATTGTTGTCCACTTCGGAGGGTGCCAGACCGCCCCCGGTAATCACGCCCAGGACCTCTTGCGTGACACTGTTCCCCCACACTGCCGGAATCAATGAACCCGGCGTCCCGGCGACGGGGTTTTCATCGACAAACTGGCCATTCACCAATCCGACGCTGGGTACACTTTTTGGATAATCCATATATTTATCCTCCTTCTGAAAAACAAATAACCGGACTGCATGCCGCGTTGGATGCAGCGGCGGCCCAGGTCGCAATGAGCAAAAAAAAGCCCACTCGGTGAGTGGGCGCAACGTCGGTCGAACTGAATGAGCGAATAAGATCGAACCTTTCTCGATTAATCTTCCAGCTCCATAACTAATTTGCGAATAGCCATAACCGCCTCATCACTGGCGTCCCTGGCCAAGTCCATCTTGCCCTTGGCGGCATGAGTCTTGATTCTCTCTTTGGCCTTCAATCGAATAGTGCGAAGCGTCAGTAAACTTTCGTTGAACTGAGCGGCTTTTTCGAGAATCTCGTCGGCGGCCTGTCTGGCAGTTCGGCCTTTGACGACCCAAGCGGATATAGCCAGTGGCACGGCCTTTTTGGGATAACCCTCATCCTTGAATGCCTGCGCATGCGTCGCAGCTCTCGCATACTCCAAGGTGAGAAGCGGATCGCCAGCAATAGCCTGGCGAGCGCTGTCTGCCGCCGCGTCC